CTGGCGGGTATCGTCACGCAAATCATCGACACTCTCGTCGAAGCTTGCCCGCCACAGCCGCGCATCTCCGTTATCACCCTCGCCGGCATAGCTCATCTTCTTCGCGCCGCCGCCGAATAATTTCTTGTACCAATACTGAAGCAGCAAATTGCTCATGGTCGACCAGTTCGACAGCGGCACTGTCGGCAGCTTGATCTTGAGCTTCGCAAGATTGCCGAGAATGCTGATGATCGACTTGCTGAGTTTTTCAACAAGATCGGCCGTCAATTCCATGCCCTTGTTGAGCAGATCGAGATATTGTTCGGATGAAAGCTTGGCAGCCGCTTCCTTGATCCGTCTCCAAGCGTCGTTGATGTCGTGTTGGTATTGCTCCATTTGCTCGGCGATCTCGGCGCGCCGCGCCCAATCCTTTTTCTGTTGATCGGTCGCATGCTTCACCTCAGGGGCGTCAATGCGCGACAGGATATCGGCGGCGCGTGGCCCATAGATCGCCTCCCATGCGTCATGACGGGCTTGCGCGATCTCCTGCGGCGTCTGATCTTTCGACAACTCCTCGACATCTTTGATGTATTTATTGGCGAGGTTAAACATTCCCTCGTAGTCACCCTGCTCAGCGAGCTTGTGGAAATTCTCGTAAAAGACGCGTGTCGTCTCCTTCCATTCCTCGGTGCCACCCATCTGGTTCTGCAAATCGCGCATGATGTCGTTGAGCGGATCGAGTACCTTGACCGAGGCGTCGGCCATACTACCCATGACTTCGGCGATCTCGTCGTCAGTGAGGCCGCTCAGATAAAGCGCCTTATTGATCTCCTTCTGTGTTGCGATCGAAATTGATGTCTGCCGCTGAAGATTGCGCATCCGACGCAATTGACCGGTGAAGCTCTTCTGATTTTCGGCGGCGGCACTGATGGCTTGCTTAAGCCGCGATTCAGAGGCTGAATCAAAGCTGCCTGCCCATTTTTGTAAATCGGGCAGGCTGCGCGTCATGCCATCGGCTGCAGTGTTGACGCGAGAGAAACCACTACCGAGCCCGCGCAACCGCGGCAACATAGACGCGGCCGTCCGCGCCCAACTCTTCATGCGGTCGGTCTGCTGGCCGCCGAACTCGTCGATCTGCCGCTTGATGCGGGTGATCTGATCCGACGCGTTGTCGATCAGCGTGACGCCGACGCCGAGATCTTGATATTCGGTCGCCATTGGTTAATCGGCTTCCGTGCTTTGCAACTTGGCGAGCTTGATGGTCCATTCCAAATGCCGCCTGACAACGGTCAGCGGCATCGCCAGGAAATGATCCGGGGCCTGGTGATACCAGCGCGCGAGGCGATAGCAGTCGAGGATGATCTCATCCTCGTTGCCGGCTACAACCATGCTTCCGGATCGGGGAGAAAAAAACTTCGCAGTCGATAGGCGCATGAATTCCAATCACGCGGGTCCATCGCTTCGAGGAACGGCGTCAGCACACCGGCCAGCGATCCCATCATCATCGACATCTTGCGCTCATCGATAATGACATCGCCGTTCATATCGATGCGCACCGGATTGCCGTAGCGGTTAATGTCGCCGCCGGTCGGCTCACGGAACGAAAGCTCGTTGACGAGTTCGTTCTTGTTGTTGCGGATCGGCTTGTGCACAAGCTTGACCCGGATCGGCCATTCGCTTTCCGGTTTGGCCTGTTCGGTGAGTTGCGTCTCGCGCAATACCGGATCGACCGCTTCCTTGGCGTCGGCGTCGATAAACCCCTCACGGCGTGGCGCTTCATTCATAGATTCGATCTCCGAATTAAAACGACGACGAGATCAGATTTGGATCTCGTCGCAATAGAGGCCCTCCCAACGCACGCGCATCTGACCGTCGCGGGTGTTGGCTTCGATACCGGCTTTGCATGTGGCATTCGCCAGCGTGTAGCGCTTGCCGTTGGCGAGATCGGCGACGACCGTGACATCAGTCTGGAATTCGAGGTCTTCGAGACTGATCTCCGGCACCGTTGAAATATCGCCTTCGATGTATGGGACGCGTGGCAGCTCTTGATAGCCGTGCACACGATCCTGGCCGGCGATCATGGTGCGCTCGACGGAGGACGGTGAGACAGTGAAATTGCCACGAAGTGCGAGCTGATTGCCGTCCACATATAAATATGCAATTCCCGCAAAGCGTTGCGCCATTTTGCTCTCCTATTTGTGTGAGAAGGCCGCACTCAAGCACGGCTTGACGGAAGAGGGACACCAGGCAAGGCAAGGCCAGCAAACCGCCGGGGGGCCTCCGCTCTCGCGGAGACCCCATTTCATTTTCAGCTGATGCCGGTCAGCGGCGCACCGGGAGGCAATGGAGCCCCACCGGTCAGACCGGATGCGCCGATGATCTCGACATCGATGCCGCGATCGTATTGGAGCCGGAACTGCGCCAACACGGCGAAGATGCGGAGCTGATTGATCAGATCGGGCGGATAGAGGACATTAACCCTGTTAGGATTATTGGGGTCCCTTTCCACAAGGAGGAACCTTTTGAAGTTTCGTGTATCCTCCACCAAACCATTGAACTCATCCATACGGTATTGCGCGATGAGTTCCGCCTTGATGATCCCCGGCGTGACGATCGCCTGCCCAGGCCCAAACCGCGTGCCGTCGTTGGCAAGTTTATGCCGAGGATACTTCGATGTGATCGCGTGCCGTTGGTTTCTCAGCAGCCGCGCGAGCGTCGCCAGCGTCGTCACCAGCTCGTAGGCGTCGTCGCCGTAGCCATACGAGTTGAGTTGATACGTGGTCTGCTCACGGGCGATCCGCACGTTGTTGCCTTCCCACACCTTCTGGATCGCCAAGCCGCTCATCGCCAACGAATTGATCTCGATGAAGTCGAAGCGATCGTGCAACGCTGCAGGCAGAACGCCTTCGAGCGTGAGCGTCTGCAGCGGCCGGGCCGGATCGTTGGTCAAAGCACGCTGTGCCTTGGCGACGTAGGCGGCGACAGCCTCATACATCGGCGACGGCGTCACGTTCTCAAACGCCATGATCGACATGACGCCGGAATTGCGTGTGAGGCCGAAGTTGATGAGGTCCGAATAGATGCCGCGCTTGGCCGAGAACACATGACCGAAATGCTGGCGCTGCCAGCCCCAGCGGCCAGTATCGGAGAAGCCGTATTCGTCCTCCCATGCCTTGAGCGAGGTCGAATCCGTGTATGGCATCGCTACATATTCGAACTCGGTCTCGCCCATGTTAATGATCAGGGTGTCGAACTCTGGCACGCCGGTGCCGCCAGAAAGCGAAGTCGGCAGCGTCATGGTCAAACCGATCGGCGTCTGCTCGCCACCGAGCTGACCATAATAGTTCGTCTGCAGATGAATATCGTTGCCGCCAATGCCCTTCCATACGCAGGTCAACGTGATCTGGTTCGACGGCACCGAGAAGCTGAGCGCAGCCGCGCTCGCGGTGGTCGCCTGATTGGTCACGTAGACACCAGCACCGCCGATCGTCCCCGAGGTTTGGCTCACGATGTAGGTGCCAGCGGGAACGCCAGTGCCACTCACCGTATCGCCGACCGCAACTGTACCGGTGACGGCGGAAAGCGTGAGATCGACCCCCGCGGCGGTTCCGGTCGCCGTTGCATGGCTCGTTCCCGCGCCCTGCACGCCGGTGACTGGCAAATCAGGATGACGATCAAGCGCATCGACGATTGCCGTCGCCACCTGGCCGGTCGTATCCGATGCGCCGACATTGATCGGAATGTGCTGACCGCCGATGTAGAGATGGATCGTGCCAGCCTCGGTCGGCGGCTGTGTCACCACGACGTTACCGGATGCCGCAGTCGCGCCGACAGGTTCGGCAACACCAGCTCCCCACACTTCGTTGGCAAAATTATTTTTGAAAAAGGATTTGAACATGCGAGAAAGCTCAGACCCTTTTCCAAAGAAATAGTCCGCCTGCGCTTGCGTGCCGATGGCGATCGGAACGTCGGGCGCATGCGTCGCGGCGGCCGACATCGCGCCGACCAGAAGTGACCGCTGGTGCAGGGTTGGGAGCCCTGCCATTGACGGGTCCGTAATCTTCACGACGATGCGCTACTTTCGTCGCCGCCGCTTACGCGGCTGCTGCATGTTCCCATGCAGACGAGATCATATCATCACCCTTTTCAGGGGCCGGGCGCTTCGGGCCGCTTGGCCCTACGAGCTTTCGCTCTGATCGTTGCACCTTCCGCCATTTTGGCGGCTTGGCTCAGGATTGTCGGGTCTCGACTTCCCCTGAATTCACCCGGATTAATTCGATGTCGATTACTCGACAAAGGGTCTAAAACTTAAACCTCGACCCAATACAGCGGGACTTTGATCTCCTGAGGAATATTGCTGAACGAAATCGGCATGGTCTTCTCCTTTCGATTCCGTTATGGTGTGTGTGAGCCGAGACGACGTTCGCGCGTCGCCCCGGCTCTGTCACGAAAACCTTGCTGGAGGCTTCCATGACGAAGGCGACTTGCGTTGTTTATTGGCTTTATGACGAAACCTGCGTTGACCCGTCGCTCGATGGCTACATCGGCATAACGACGCGATTAAGCCGGCGCATCTACTCTCATAAACAATCCAAATGTTTTCCTGACTTCAAATGCAAGATTCTGTTCGAAGGAACAATAAGCAAATGTCGTGCTCTCGAATATCAATTTCGCTCCAAACCGAATATTGGTTGGAACGTTGGCATCGGCGGCAACAAGGGTAGGTATCCTGGCTACCATATGTCAGAAGCAGCCAAAGAAAAGGTGCGCGCGAAGATCATCGAACGTGGTGGCATCATCAATCCAATCCCGAAGGGCACTCGACGCTCAGAAGCAGAAAGAACCAGAATTAGCGCTGGTACGATAGCCGCTGGTCCATTAACCGCAGAACAACAAGCGCGTCGAACTGCGAACACTCCACGCGGCAAGGCGCACCATGCTTTCGGCAAGCCGATGAAGCTCACCAATCCTTCGCTTGGCAAAGATCAGAATGGTGCCAAAAATCCATTCTTCGGCCGGAACCACAGCAAAGAAACTAGACAGAAAATTCGCGAAGCGAGAACTGGCAGCAATCATAGTGATGAGACCAGACAGAAGCTCCGCGAAATTTCTCTCGCTATGTGGGCCGCACGTCGCACCGGACCTGCGCCGTTGTGCTAAACTCAGCGCAGCCATCGGAGCACGCCACAGGGCTCACGATGGTCAGAGTCGACCGGGTGCTACCGGCGCTCGGTCGGCTCGCTATTCACCGGCCGCCGGATCGTATTCCTTGCTCTGTTCCGGCTCCCCGCCCAGCTCGCTCGCAGGCTTATCCGCAGCCTTGGCCTCGTCTTCTTTGACGATGGTGATATCGCCATCGCGCAGCCTGCGCCGCGTGAAGTTGTCCATCGGCCATTCGACCGAGCCTTCCTTGGGAAAGCGGATGATGGTGCCTTTGCCGTTGAGCGGATGGAATAGCGTCTTGCGGATTTGCTCATTCTTCGGCAGCACGCGCACGCGCGGCACCGCCGCCTGCTTCTTGAAGTAATCACGACGCTCGGCGAACCTGGCTTCACGTTCGGCGTAGGTACCCATTTCATTCTCCTCTTACACGGCTCTTCGCCGGTTTGTTTCCTTTTCCTTGCGTTCATGCATCAGCAAGCGATCGATCGCGAACCCCATGCCAGCGCGAGTGAGGAAGCTCCATCCTTCATGGCGATCGGCAAGGCCGAGCTTGAATAATTCCCCGCGGCCGGCCTTGCTGGGAATGTCGCCATCCCAGGTCGGACCATGCATGAACAGGCACCACATCGTCTCGCGTGCGGATGACGATAGGCCGGTGATGGTCGAGAGATCGATCTTGCTCATAGCGTCGTGGTTGCGCTGACGATGGTTGACCACGGACCATCACCGCCTGGTCCAGAAGCACTGACGCGGAAGTCATAGGCGGTGTTTGCCGCAAGCCCTGTGGCGGTCGCCGCGGTCGCGTTGTACTCGCTCGAAAACGTAAACCAGCTCGCATCGCCTTGCGGTGAGACTTGTACGCGGTACCGGCTCGTATCCGCCGTTGCGTCCCAGGCGAGGTCGATCGACGATGCCGTGATGGTGCCGACCGCAAGGCCGGTTACTTGCGGCGGAGCAGGCGGCGTGATCGCCGTGGTAGTCGCGCTGACCACATCCGACCAATCGCCGTCGCCCCCCTCACCGGTGGCGCACACACGGAAGTCGTATGGCGTCGTCGGCGCGAGCCGCTTGACCTGTTCGATGAGCAGATTCGGATCGGTGCCGACCGAGTACGTGCGCCAGTGCGACATTTCGTGGATCGAATGCTGCACGACGTAGCCGGAGATATCTCCAGTCGCGGCGGTCCAGGCGAGATCGACCTCGTTGGCGACGATCAGCGTGGTCGCGAGACCAGTCACCTTGCTCGGCCGCGGCGTGAAGATGTAATGCGCTTCGGCCTGTGGCCGGGACGCTTGCTCCTCCTCGGTCGATCCGATTGGCACCGCGGTACGCACATCGATTTCGAGGAGATCGTCAGTGATGATCGGCGGCCAGTAGCTGCGAAAACGGCAAGTGATCTCGTACTGCAGCTCGGCAACCGGCGTTTCGTTGGCGTTACCAACCGCACCGAATTTGAACCGGCGCGTGCTCCGTTCGATGCTCTCGACACGCACGTTGTCCGGATTACCGGCGTCGGTATTCGGATTGAACGTGTCGTAGAAGTTCATCATGTACGGGTCTTGCCAGAGCCTCTGCCAGATGATCCAGAACGCGTGGTCGAGCGCCTTTTCAGCGGCCTCCGGATCGTTATTCACGACGATGATAGAGACGCCGATCTTCTGATTATGAATGAACTTGATCTCGCCGTGGTTGCCGAGTCCGTCCGGCGTCATCGTCTCGTCGAGCAGATAGATGCCGAGCAACGGAAGCTGATAGCCCTGGATCGGCATCGGCGGCGTGCGGCGCTTGGTCCACATCGCGAAGTCCGGCATTGCCGCAACCGCGGCAAAGAACATGTCGCGGATGATAAGCGAGTAGCTTTGGTCTTCGCTGATGGTCATGGCGCGGCCGTGACCCACTGCTTCAAGGTCAGCGTCGTTTCGCCGCCGCCATTCGTTTTTGCAGAGATGATCTGGAACATGCCTTCGGCGCGAGTTTCTCCACCGTCGGCAGGAATGTCGACGAGATCGCCCTGACGCGGCAGCGCCACGTCGAATTCGGCCTCGCGAATATCGAGAATGGTCTTGTCATCGTCGATAATCGAACCGTCCTCAGCAACGACGGGGAACGGGTCGCTATCGAAGATTCCGCGCGCGCCGTAGGATGGCGCAGCCGAACCCTGCGACGAAAGCGGATAGATCGTCACCGGCCGCGCCCACAGATCGTAGTTCGGCAAAAGGATCAGCGTGGAATAATCTACGCCCATCGCATTGCCTCACCGATCAAACGCCGCATGCGCTCGCAGAGCTTGTCGAACATCTCTGGCCGCAGCACAGGACGCCGCCCATGGGATCGCACCACCCGCTTCGGCTGCTTGACGCCCTTGAGATGCGGCGGCACGCGATAGCCGATCGAGCGCTTGCCGCGCGCATGAATGATCGTCTCGACTGTCTTGTCGCCCGTCTCGCGCGCCTCCGGCATGTGCCGGTTCCAGTCATCGCGTTGCCATTCGATGAATTCCTGCGGCATCGTCTTCGGCAGATCGTCGACGCGCTCGATCAACGCATCGAGCTTGTTCTGGAACGTGGCGGCGTCGAGGGTGAATTCGAGCGTGAGCACGCTAGACCTCGTACCTGATGTAATGCGAGAGCAGCGCTTCGACGCTGCCTGGGATGCCGGTCCTGCCGGCCGTGCGCGCCTGCGCAATGGCGATGGCGTTGGGATCGAAGAATTGCACGCGCGCGTTCTTGTGCGACAGCGAGCGCATACCGGCGGTGTGCGCCTGTTGAATCCTGATCCGCTCGTCGCGGATCAACAAAGCTGTCGCCTGCTTCAACGCGAGCGGGGCTTGATCTGGTAAAACAAAGCCGCCCCAGTAGCTAACAACGATCGGCTCGGCCTGACCGTTGAGCAGGCGGATTTTGCCGGACGGCTGTTCAAGCTCCCATCCACTTGGATCGATGACAGTTCCACGCGGAGTTTCGACCGAAAGAACATCGTCACGCGACATGACCGGAAAGTGTGATAAAAATAAACGCCAAGAACCTAATTCGCGCCACGTCTCTTTGACTTCCTCACGCGCGAAACAGCGATTGCACAGCACAGAAACGACATCGGAAAAAACGCTGATCTGCATCGCGAGCTGCGCATCGACCGAAGTGTCGGTGTAATCGATGCCGAGCATCGTTTTTGCTTCTTGCAACGTAAGCAGATCGTAGTTCGTTGCTTTCGTTAGCACCTCGATGTCGCGTGCAGCCATTCAAGTTGTCCTTGATGTTTTGCGAATTCGATCTACTTATTTAGAGCGCGGCATTGGCAAGGCGTGGCGAGGCCGGCGAGGCAGAGTCGGCTCGGTTATGCGCGG